GCTATCTTGCCAGTGACTGCTTTATATGCAAGGTCTGTGTACTGCTTGTACGCCCAACTGTTATCAGCGTCCATGACTTGGATAACGTCTGTGAGTTCTCGCCGTATGGGTTTTAGCTCTTCGCGGTAGTCGCGCCGTTTCATTAACTCGGTTCGCATTAAGAAAAAAGCTTTTACGAGTCGTAATTTGAAATTGACTACAATATCGTTGTTTCTCAAAAGTGTCATTAAAAAAGTCGCTTGTTCTTCATTCAAAACTATAAATTCTTCTGGTCTGCCGCCTGTACTTTCACGATTTAGAATCGTGAAAGTCCCCAGCTCCAAAAACTTTTTTTCGTATGTCGATATTAAGCGTTTAACGCTTTCATGCTTATTTTTTGTCCCTTCTGCAATCACATCACTTGTCGTGAAGGGTATCGCGTCAATCCTGTTCGGTTCGAGAAATACTAAATCTTTCATTGCGTCACCTCCGATTTGTTATTTTTTGCCAAATCCTCTTTCTGTAACTCTACAAGAAAAGCCATAGCTTCGTTCATTTTGGATGGCGGGATTCGGTCAAACAAAGCGTTTATTTCCTCTTCGGAATATGTTCTTTTGGTCTGCTCAAAATCTTTCCTCATACCGTCACCGCCTTTTCTTTTTCGCGCAAACTTTTGATAGCGGCTATAAGTATATCTAACTTTTCCTCTGACAGCCGACTCGCTTGAGATATTATCTCTAAGATTAAATGCCTTCTTTCAAAGTCGGACATTATTTCTTGCATCAATTCCACGAGCTTTGTATGCCCAGTGTCTTTATTTTTCTCCATGAAAAAGTTCCTCCTAATAAATATAAAATATTTGTTGACAAGGAAATCTTTCTATGTTATAATATTGCGTGTAGAAAGATTTCCTTAAGATTTCTTTTCTGTGTGGGGCTTTATCTAAAACACTTTTGCGGGTACTTTAGATAATAGCCTTTTCTATATGCTCAAACTCACCGCCATTCCGTAATTATGATAGTTATGATATTTGCCTCTGACTTCCTTGAACATCGCTTTGACGGCTTTTCCTGCGTCTATGAGCGGAGCGATTGTTGCCGCCAATGTGCGAGGCAGATATCCCATTGTGTAGCTTCCTTTGTCTGTAACGCTTACGATGACCGCAACTGCGTTTGTATCATACTCGTTTGCGGTTTCTCTTGCGAGGCTTACGCTGATTCTGTCGGCATCGTATTGTGTTAATCTTTCAAGAGCTTCTTGTCTACGTCCTACCGTAACACCTGCTATCTTTGTATCAACCGTTTCAGCCTTGACTATCGCCCACGCTTTAGCAAATGCCGTTGAGCGGTTTATGCCTTGCTTAGTAAGTCTGTTAGCGATTACGCATACTTTTGATTTGTTGTTCATGTTCTGTGCCTCTCTTTTTTACTCAGTTATTTTGGTTTTTTACTTAACTTGTTGAGTATATTATAGCACATATTTGTTGGATTGTCAAGGGGTTTTTGAAAAATATTTTGCGCATTTTGAAATATTTTTTTGTTAAAATACTTGACAAGTTGCGTATTATGTGTTATAATAGTAGCAGAGTAAAATAAGAGAGGAATTTGATTAAATGGCGGTAAAGTGTAATTTATCAACTTTGATGGGTGCTAAAAGATTAACCATTCAAGATGTTAGCGACAATACAGGATTAGCGCGTAATACGATATCTGCTTTATACCATGATAAAGCTAAAAGAATTGACTACGATACTATAAATAAGTTATGCGAGTATTTGGAGTGTTCATCTGAAGAATTGCTTGAGTATACGCCCGATATAAAGGCGGGTAACTGATATGACAAACATTTATATCTTAGATTTCGGCAACCGTATAAAGATTGGCAAATCGAACAGACCACTCCAAAGGATAAAAACAATCGAAAACGCCGCCGGAGAAAAAGTCAAGCAAATGTTTTACTTAGAAACCGAAAGCACGAAAGAAAAAATATTACAAACTTATTTACAGGAGTACCGCACCGTAGGTGAATATTTTACTTGCTCTTTCGATATAGCTAAGTTCGCACTCCAAGATATTTTAGATGGGAAAATAAAAATAGAACGAAAGCGCAAGGCTGAAATCAAAGAACCGACACGAAAATACGCAAAACGGAAAAGCAATATGGCAATAAGCTATGATAGGCTGTGGAAATTATTGATTGACAAAAAGCTCAAAAAAACAGATTTGAAATCAATGGCATCATTAAGCCCTAATACTCTTGCAAAATTAGGAAAAGATGAAATAGTTGATATGCAATCGCTTTTGAAAATTTGCGATGCGCTAAATTGTTCTTTGAATGATATTGTTAATTATCCGCAAAACGTAGAGGCGGGTGAATAAAATAGAAATCAGATATTCCAAGCAAGCCCAAAAGTCAATAAAGCGATTGGATAGCCCAACTAAACAGCGCATAAGACAAGGTATAGATGACCTGCCTGATGGTGATATAAAGTCGTTAAAGGGGTATACTGATTTATATAGACTTCGTGTAGGCGATTGGCGCGTACTATTTAATATGACATCAGAAGAAATATTTATCGAAGATGTTCTCCCACGTGGAGATGCATACAAATAGGAGGAAAAATTATGATTACAACAAGACAACGACTACACACCCTTGTAGATATGGTGGATGAAAAGGGACTCGATACCTTGTATAATGTAATGATTCGCTTCATACCGGAAGATGACCCATTACCAGATGAGATTGCTTCACACGCTGTCGCTATGGAAGAATATCGGCGCGGCGAAACAGTAAGCCATGATGATATTGATTGGGATTAACTATAAGAAAACAGCTATTATATAAATTTTTGCAAGTAAGAACAGAGAGGTTTCAAGCCTCTCTGTTTAATTTCTACACAAATATATCCCTCCGAACAGGGTTCTCGCTTTCGAGTATCTCGCTGGCAATATACGCGAGCCTTTGGCGATAAGGCATATTAAGAAAGTCTTCGATTCTCAAGTTATGCCGTTGAAATAACACGTGCGCCCAGTAACTTTCCGTACCCTGCTCGGACATTAGTTTTTTACTTGCTCTATAACGCTCACAGTTTCGCTGTTATCATCGTTCGCAGCTTCGCGGGCAAATCCCAAAGCCGCTAAGACAACTTGATTAACGTGCGCAAATTCATCAGCCCGCGGGAAAACTTTTGCCGCCATCTCCGCATATTCATGGCAGTTGAAAAATTCCATGAGTTCTTTGTCTTTCAAGTCCGGGAACACCAAAGCCTCTGCTAAGATATGCCCGGTCGCTTTTGAGGAATTTCTCGTGGTTTTGAATGCGACTTCGCCGTCCTGAATATATGGACGACCATTTTTATCAACCGCCATTTCGCGGGTAATGTATCTGTCATTGATTTCTTTGACAGCCGCATTGCTCAAAACTTTGATTTCAAGCACTATCGGATTACCGTCTTCGCCTAAAATGGTAGCGGGTCCGGGTGCGGTAACGATTTGTTCTGTTTTTACTTCCTCGCGCATAAAAGCGCGTAAATTTTTTTGTGCCATAAAGTACTCCTTTTTTATATAAAAATTTAATAAAATTTAAACTTAGACTATATCTTTTGCGCCGAAGTTGATAACATCGTCTACTATATCCCCGTTACTGTCCAACCGCGTCAGCGGCAAATCTCCCGTAAGAACTGCGCCAACGCAAGTTACAAGGTCTGCACCATGTTCCGCATAAAAATCACTGCCGTTATCGTCCATGTAACCCTGAATCGTAAGCTCAGGCGTTCGTCCTGTTCGGATATACTCTTTGATTTTCTCTTTAAGCCAAGGCGTAGACCGGCGGCGTGTAAAGTTGCCAGTTATATCATATCCCAGCCAGCGGCGGGACGGCGTTTTATCGTCGAGCTGCCGGGCGCTCCAAACATCAGGAATAAAATTAATAGTACAGCTTACGCCGTCCATAATTTCAACTCCATCAAGAATAACCTTGCCTTTGCGTATATTTATTGGACTGGTGTTATGCTCATTAACCATTTACAAGCTCCTCTCCCTTCTATCGTGTTCTTACCGTGGAGAACAATTTTTCTGCACTGTCGATTGCATCAAGCCCGATGTTGAAATATGTTTCATCACCTTGGCTGTGTTCGCGGTCAACAAGGAAATCATTATCGTAATCCACGTTTTTAATAGCTCCGGCATCATCGAATATTTTTAGTATAGCTCTGCCCAGCCCCTCCATGATATCCCATCCCGCAGGGTCGTTGCCGAAACGGTTAGGCGGGAAGTTTACCATAACCATTTCCGCGAAAGTATCAAATACTCTGCGTACACGGTTCTTGCGATACGTTCTGTCCCGCGGGAAACGGAAGTCGGTCAAGCTGTTTATGTCGTACTCAACGATAACTTCGCCTTCCTCGGACATCGTGAAGAAAAACTCGCCGTTGCGTATAGCCTGCTTCGCCTCATTGTGAAGTTTCGCTCCGATAATGCCGATAGCACCGACATAAGGCTCATGCGTATTAGACTGAGTGTTCGACGCTCCTGCGTCAACGCCCGCAACCCACGCCGTGACCTGTGCAAGCGAGAGTTCAATGCCGCCGTTAAGAACAACCGAGTTGGTAACGTTAATAATCCCCATCTCGTTAGCACGGAAATTAACTACTGCTGCAGTACGGTATTTACCGATATCGTTCCTGAAATACCTGATTTTAACGAGAACCGCCTCCAACAATCCAGTAATCGGGTCGTCAGGCTCTCCTGTCGCTTCGAATGGGAATGCAAGTGCGTTCCATCGAGCCATCTCCGACCTGTCCAAGAACCTTGTTATATCCGATACAACTAAAGTTCCGTTCGCGCCACCTTCGAGTATCTTTCCGGCAATTCCTGTTAAATCGCCAGTGCCTGAAAATTCTATCCATTCGTTGTTTTGCTCGATGAGTTCTTCGATTGTATGCAACTGCTCGTAAAGTGCTTTCTCAACCGAATTGAGATAAACCGCAACATCATAGCCGTCAACAGGATTTGCGACAACGCTGAACTGCAAGTCGTTTCCTCGCTCGCCGCCGTAGCGCGCAGTACCCGTCAAGTTGCCATCAGTGCCAGTTGCTCTTGCTCCTTGGCGCGGGATATATACGATAACTTGCCGAGAATTTTTGAATGCCTCGCGAATCATCAGCATATTAGGGTGGTTCTCAAAAACACTGTGTCCCAACTTGGTTATCTGCGCGTCCGGCGCACTGTTTACAAGTGTGATGAACTCGCCCTGCGGTCCGTAATCGTGTCCTATCAATGGTATAAGGACAGTACCCCGCGGGCGTATGCCAATAACATCGTTGCGTGTACTCTCGAAATTAATATAATGTCCGGGTCGGTCTTTGTTCTCAAATATATTCCAATTTCCGCCTGCCATTAACCTTTCACCACCTTCTGCTTAGGTTTGATTGGCGTGTCAAGCCACTTTTTTATCGTTACTTTCATTTCTTCAACTGTATAATTTTTATCGTTACCGAGTTTACAGGTAGCACCTGCAAAAGTGCTTGCCGTCACACCGAAAAGCTCATAGCAATCTTTTGCAAGTCGCTCCACAGAATATTCCGGCGTATTTGTTTTTGCTACTTCAGGAGTGTTATTCTCCGTAGGAGCAGGCTCATTCTTCTTGCTCATTGTTTCCTCCAATCTGTTTATTCTGTTCAATTGCGCACTCAAACGCGTGCTTTAAAAACATATTTAAGTGATATATCATCGTTTTTGGCACTGGCTCTCTAAAATACGGTCGCGGGCTGTCCCATGTCAGAGTTAATTGCACTGCGCCGTCAGCAACAAGAGTTAGTGACGGGTCTTTCATGCGGAAAGTTCGTCCGGTCAAAGCTCCTGTTTCGTCAATTAGCGGCACATCGTTATACTTCTCCTGCAACGCCGTAAGCGCGGCGAACCCCAACAAGTGCGCCGCCTGTGTGTCTTTGGCGAAAAACTTCACGAACCACGTAAATTCTAAGGCATACGTGTTCAAGGTATTGCCTCGACTGCTTATCTCAGGCTGAGGGAAATACACTGCAGGCGTAAGAAAATCCTCTGGGATATTCCAGTAATAAGGGTGTGGATTATCCGTTTTTTCAATCAGG